ATAAGCGCAAAGGTCGCAATGTGTTGCTCTGCGAGTGAAAAGTAGCCGCTCCTTGTTAGGGCCGATATCATTTCGCTTTGTGAGTTTAAAAGAACATTTGCATCGAAAATCTGCTGTGCTGTAGTTGCTGAACCAATAACGTCTAACAGGTTCTTTTCTAGCTCAACCATGACAATTGATAACGCTTTCTCAAACGCTAGAAGCTCTCTGTCGATCACCTTATCCGGCATGATTACGCCTCAAATGTCGGTACTGTTGCCGCTAACCCTCGCATTGAATCGTAAGCTCTGCGCTTTACGGCTAACTCTTCTTCTGTCAAGTCTGGGTTGTATTTCTTCCAGAACTCTTCCGGTGAAAGAATACCTAATGCCAGTTGCTCTTTGTCGATCATCCACTCTTCTGTTTTATTAACCGGCAATGAAGGTTCTTGGAAGTCTGCAATACCTTCCCCGTCAACAGACAATCCCCAGTCGTGAACTTGTGACATCGTGGCGAATACTTGATATAAATCATTCTCGAATTGTTTAGCAGCAACTATACGTTTTTGCCTTAACTCGATATTTTCAAATTCTTCAACGATTAACTTAAATCCAGAATCAGCACTTCCGCTGCCTGATACCTTTAGGTTAACACTCCATTCGTCTGCTATCTGCTCCCTGAATGGTTTCATCCATGCCTGAAACTCTGTAACATTCGCAGTCGGTGATGAAAACTCAAAGAAAGGTGTCTCTCCTGCGCCACCATCAAGCTGTAACGGGGAGTCAATGCCAAGTACAGTCCCTTCAGGGATAGTCATGTTCGTGACAGGAGAACCAACCATTGCGTATCTAGCGTTATACAGTGCTTCAGTGTTGAACAGGTTTAAACCGTCAGACAACTGCAGTAATTGCTCCCATGACTTGTATTTCCACAGTTCACCCAAAGGTGGTCTTATGTCGTTAAGAACAGCTACGGGGATAATGCCATAAGGGTTTTCTGTATCAAATACAACCTTGTTACCCTCTAAGTCATAAATGCGGTCTGGTGTCCAGATATGAAATACTTGACCACCATTCATGCCAACAAGACCGGCTGTGTAAATCAAACCTTTTAGTTGGCCTGTTTTCCTGTCATATTCTACCGCTGAATTATTGCACGATAATACAGATAGATTTAATGTGTCAGTTTCATCATCAACCTGGACAAGTAGAAGTGAAGCAGATAAAGCCCTTGCGCGTTCGTCAAGGTCTTGTGATATAAAGTTGAGATTAGTTGAGCGGAGGAGTTCGTTATATTTCTCAGTGTCAGACTCACTAGGTACACCGTCAATGTTAACAGTGCGTTGTGGTGATTCCTTGTAGGTCTTTGCTGATCGTTGAACAAGTATACGAAGTGGATTCTCGTAGACTGGAACAAACTTGCGCTTCTCCCAATCCTTGATATGAAACTTCAGAAGGGCTTCCATGTGGCAAAGCATATCGTTCTCTAGGTAATCGATAGCTTTCTGAGCCGTAATGACTGACTTACTCTTGATCTTGTTCTGCAACTTCTCAAATGTAGTTTCAGCCATTTAAAATCCTTTTACGGTCTGTTTCCCAACAGTCCTTAGAGCATAACGTAATTACTTGCTACTTGTATCACACTTTTACTATAATGTCAATGTTTTGACGCTATGTCATTTAATTGACGCTACCAATTAGATATAGTAGGCCTGCCGTATGCAGGGAATTCCATATTAATAAAGTAACCGGCTGCATCGTTAGGGTGATCGTTCCCGCTTTCCTTATCTGGATCTCCGTTATCTTTATACGCTTGCTGTTCTAGTGCCTGTGTGTATGTTGGACAAAGTTCAGTGTTGACTAGATAACGTCTATCACCTTGGCCGTTAAGAAACATTGAGTTCATTGAAACGATTCTTTGCCTTACTGGTGGGTTAGCCTTTCTTGCCTTAATGTTGAAATGTTCACGCAACAAAGAGATATCCGACAGTGAAGCATTTACACTCTTTCCACTTGCGCCTGAAGCGTCAGGATAGACACTTATCTTGTGTCCTGGATATGCCTCTCTCAACACCTCTATCATCTGGGGTGTATCTCGTATCTCTACATGCTCACATAACGCCAACGGGCTTCCTGCTCTGACAACGTGAACCACAGCGGCCATGTGGTAGATATTGAAGTCCATCCCAACGTGTAGTTCCTCCCCTTGCTTGATTGTTTCATCTGTTCCATTTAACACCCTATCGAATGTAGGATAGACAGCACCACTTGTTAGATTGACAAACTTACCGCCTATATAAGCGTCTAATAATTGGGGTGGGTACGTTGCCCTTAGATTGTCAATATAGTCGTCAGGGAGGTTGTGTGCGTTGCTCTGAGTGTCAGCCCTGACTATCTGATAGATACCACCGCCGCGTTTCTCCCATCTGTCATAGACAAACCGGAAACCTTCAGGCGTTGTTCCTACTCCAACAGTGTTAACCTGGCCGTCTGGTTTCTTCTGCCGATTACGGGCAATTATCTTATTCCAGTTATCTTCAGCCTTACGCCTATTGAGCGTATCGAGTTCGTCAACATCTGAATCCGCTACTTCATATCCAACTATACGCTCTGGCTTATCAAGGGTACGGAAGATTATTCTACCTTTCTCCCCTCTATGTCTTACAGTGATATGCTTATCAGACATATTCAATTTATAGCTTATGCCGAACTGATTTAACTTTTCTTCAAAGCGTGGGAATGCTATCTGTTTGATTAGGTCGTATGTAGGGAGATAGTAGGCTGTATTTAGATGTGGATTCTGTAACTTGTTATTAAGGTTCCGTAGAATTAACGCTTCTGTCTTGCCGGATCCAAACCCACCAACAAACGCCGGAAACGGTTTATCAGAGTGGACGAATTCTATTTGTGGAAGTGTTGCTTCAATCTGCGCTCTTTGTTTCGTATGGGACAAGTATAAATCCGTCTACAGTCGGTTTGTTATCATTATCATCACCGCCTGTTATCTCGCTGTGTTGTTTCTCTAGTCTACCAATAAGCATTAACTGGCGTTCAATGATATCAGGCCGATAGTGCTCATTGCGTTGACCGTGTTCATCAAACTCCGGCACAGAGAACGCCCGTTTAAGTGTTATCCTGGCCGCTGCTAGTTCTGCCTCTAAGCTGCCAACCTTTAGACGCTCTACTTCTAGCTTCTCTTCATCTGTGTAACATTTAGCATAAAAGCCATGCTTCGTATTAGTTGGATTATGAGCAGGAGTCGCACCACCGTGTAAACGGCATCTACCGTTAGGCATTGCCGGACTGTTGCATTCTCCGCCCTTCCTTTTCTTTGCTCCGCATTTAGCCATATTCTATAGGGTTGTTGCTATACTTACCCATCCGTTAGCTCGTAGTACCTCAAACGGTAGGTGAAATACAAAAGGTTTATTGTTCTCGTTCTTCTTCCTCTGTCGTTTACGCATTTAAAACGCCACCTTCACACCAACTACTGCCTTTGTACCTTCATCATTAATGTTAACCCATACCTCACGCATAAAGATTTCACTAAGCACTATACCAACCACAGAAGAAGCTATATTAGCTATGCCTAGTTTTGCATCACCTTCAGCCAGAGAATACGCAAGTGGAAAGATTAAGCTCTTGCCTAATCGACCATTGAATGTAGAAAGATTGTCCTTATCGAATAGATATATGTTTGTGCTGGCAGCAACAGTAGACATTAAAAATGCCCTACATGGAATATTCCCCTCTTCCGCGAATGAATTACCTGCAAATAATAAACTAACGCCAAAAACTAAAACTAATATTGCCATCTTCATATTACCTCCGTTAAACTACCCATGCGTTAGGTGTGCTTGCATGTGCCTCAACGGTTCTTTTAGCATCCTCGCCACACTTTACACACTTAGTTATAGTATCTGGAACTTTCTGTATCATTTGCGTGATATGTTTACACTCTCTACATAAATATTCATAAATTGGCATTATACTATTACACCCTTATCCTTACACTTGTTGTTCTTTTTACAACTATTACACTTGTCTATAGTGTGGCCGCATTTAACGAAGTCAGTCATTAAGTCCGCCTTGCCCTATGTAATCCACAGTCCAATCACACCTCTACGGACACTATCAGCAACCCTATGCTTCCGCTGGATACCCCGATGGTAGCGAACCACCACTCATTCGTTTAAATCATTACACTCTACCCTGTATCCTCTTCTTGACCTGCGGTTTAATTGCTTCTTGATCTTCTTACACACTCTTGGCCGACTCATATAGCACAGAACTTTTCGCCATCCAGTAACTAAATCATACTCCGCGCCACTTTTTAGCTTTTCCCTATGCCCCATCATGTC